GAATCGATTTTAGTATTTGGATTGGGTGACGACTGCGAAATCAGGAGAGCCATAATGAATGCAATCGGTATCGATATTGGAACGAAGAATATTGTTGTCTCGTTCCGACACAATAAGAAATTGATATTCCTTAGGGAGATCAATGGCTATTACTTGATTCCGCGTCCGAGCAAGTTTGTCGAGAATATGCTCGATGACCCCAATAAATTGCGGTCCGATGGGACGCGGCGACCAGCAAAATGGATTCGTCTGGATGGTAGGGACGGCATCTATATCCTAGGTAAGGATGCAGAAGAGTTGGCATATGCCCACAATGATACGCTATTGCGTCCGATGGCCGAAGGTGGTGTTGCACCGGACGAGGCCGCTCTGATGGTTCTTTCAAGTATCGTGCAAGGTCTGCTGTCGATGTGTGAGCATGATGCTGGCGAATTCGAGCCAGAGATCAAACTATGCTATTGCACTACTGCAAAAGCACTCAACCGAACAATTAACATCGATTATCACCAACAAGTGATAAATCTGATACTTTCGGGCTACGAGACGAAATCAACAATCAAATCAACATCTATCAAAGAATCGCATGCTCTAGTCCTCAAAGAGACGCCAGATGCAACTGGGATCGGTATATCTTGGGGTGCTGGTACTGTGACTGTCAGTTATGTTCTTTGGGGTAATGAGATTTATTCGTTTAGCTGGGTTGGTGCTGGCGACTGGATCGATTCAGAAGTTGCCAAGCGCCATGGATATGACCCTGAATCACCGCGTAAGAAGTCGTCTGAGACTCCGACAACGATTTGTCGGATGAAAGAAAAGATCGATCTCACTCAGACTTACACATCTCGCCTTGAGCTCGATATCATCTTGCACTATCGCATCTTGATCCAAAATGTTATTCGTGGTATAGTACAGGGGTTTGTCGATCATGAGACAAGTGCGCGTATCGACAAGCCTATCGACGTATTTATGGCTGGTGGGACGTCATGCCCGGCTGGCTTCGAAGAAATGGTGACGCAACTATTCGAAGAAGAAAAACCGCCGTTCGCAGTCAACAAAGTGAAAAGATGTAAAGATCCGCTGTTTGCTGTGGCAGAAGGTTGCTTAATTGCTGCAGAAACTTCTTGAGCAAGAGCTATGTCGGAAGAAGTTGAACCATCTCAATATACTGGTCCAAAGGAATTTGTGCATCTGCACCTGCATTCCTTATTCAGCTCTCTGGACGGTGTTCCGTCAGCAGAACAATACGCCGACGCATGCTTGAAGTCCGGATTTCCAGCGATGGCTGCCACAGAGCACGGCCATATGGCGTCATTCCCTGATATGTATTTCGCTTTTAAGAAGCGAAACCTGAAATATATCTCTGGGTGTGAGATTTATTATAACGATTACGAGGAGCTACGCAGAAAATTCGATAAAGCCGGTAAGAAACCAAAATCGCTGCCGAAGTCAATACAGACACGTATTACGCGTAATCGCCATCTGACTGTTCTGGCAAAGAACGCTGTCGGTGTTTCTAATCTGATTAAGTTGACGACATTGGCTTGGAAAGATGCATACGGCGGTAAACCACGTATTTGGTTTGATAAGCTATGCGAATACAAAGAAGGTTTAATCGTTTTATCAGGTTGTGTGAACGGTCCGCTATCGTATGAGCTGCGTTTAGATGTTGAGAACGACCTTGAGAATGGTAAACCTTGCCCTCGCAGCAAGGCTGATAAGACAGCAGTTGAATATCTGAAAAGTTTTAAGGCAGCATTTGGAGAGGATTTCTTTATCGAAGTCCAAATGCCATGTCTCCCTGAATTACATGATGTTCAGGTTTTTCGTAGTTTGATTGAATATGCCGATACATACGGAGTGAGACCTGTCATCACCAACGATGCTCATTATTTGACGCGTGACGACGCCTACCTGCAAAAGATTATGATGGCGGTTGACCAGAAAACAGACATCCATGACACTAATATGTTCGCATCGCAAGGCGACGAGCAGTTTTTCAAATCGCGAGCAGAACTTTGGGCAACATTCAAGAATGGCGGTTATTCTAATGGAATAGACGATGCTAAATTTGAAGAAATATGCGATAACACACTATTGGTTGCGGAGCGATGTGACAAGCTTGCACCTGATACATCGCCAAAGATTCCAGACTGGTCAAGTGTAGAGGTTGGTGTCAATGCAAACAAGGCTCTACGTGAAATAGTTGATCGAGAATTGAAGAGAAGAGGCTGGGACAAAGACACAAAGAAGTGGCCTTGTGACGGCCGCATGGTGACATATGCAGAACAGGCAGAAATAGAACTGAGTCGATTCATCGATAAAGGCTTCTCAAGTTACTTTTTGATAACAAGAGATTGGATTCAGTGGGGTAGAGAAAGAGGATGGCCTTTCGGTCCTCGTGGTAGTGCGGCTGGCTCATTGGTGTGCTATCTTCTTGGCATACACAACATCAATTCATTGGCGTGGGAACTGTCATTCGATCGATTTTTAGCTAGCTCGCGCGGTGGATATATGCTTAAAACCAAAATCGACGGATAACTAAATGGCCAAAGAAGATGCTTATGTCGACTCACTCCGAACGCTACATGCGGCACTTAACGATTATATGCTGCTTCTTGGTGAGCCGTGCCCACTATTAGGGCAAGTATGTATGCGTCTTATCGAGGTAATCGGTTGTTTACCACCCGGCGATGAAGCTATTGCTGCTAATATGGACAAGTTGGCTGCGATTACTCTTGAAGCATCAATTCTTGGCATTGTCGACAGGTTAGAAGGTCTAGAACCGCATTCAGAAAAATGCTTGCAGAGCATTAAAGATTGTATGAATGTGACTGATGCCCTTAGTATACACGATCGTTGTGCTGTATTTTTCAAGGTGCTTGGTATTGCAATTACTGGTCTGCGTGAGATAACTAACCAAGAATATCCACAACTTGCTGATGGAACAGGAAAGAAACTCGGGAGATAGCTATGAAAATTTCAATATGTGCGTGCGGATTTAGTGTTGACAATGGTAAGCCAACACAGCGTGGAGCCTGTGCTGCTGCATTAGAATATCTTGATGATCATGGCAGGAAAGGTACGAGAATCGTTAGTGAGCCGGTCGGAAATAGCACAGGACCGCAATGTGATCTGAAGGCAGCCATACTGGGGCTGATGTCGGTCAAAGCCGATCCAGTCATTAGACGTAAATGGGATATCGAGCTATTCGTATCACCTTACGTTGCACAATTAATGGTGCGTAAAGATGACGGGTTTAAATTGAATCCGAAGAAAAACATCGAATTGGTCCGACGCCTACGAGAGAAAGCCGATTTATTCGGTGGCCTGGCTGTGACGGCTGGATCGAAAGAACAGTTACAACAAGCTTTAGATACAGCAAAGACGACTGTTGAAGTCAACATTGGAAGCGATACTGGAACGGCGACAAATGGAGCTTGAATAGGCTACCAGATTGAGAAGGTACTATGGGAAAGTATAGCTTTGAAGTTATCGAACAAACTGCTCGTAAAAGGCTACAACAATTAAAATTGTCAGAAATCTATACTAAGCGGCTAAATTTTGAGCTAGACCAAGTTCGTATGCAGGGTGCTACTCGCTATTATGAAGATTTAATAGAGGCGGACCGCAAATTTGATAAGAATCCAAATCAGCTTCTGTTGCCATGGTTATTAGGCCGCTTTACTGGTGACGCTAATGTTGATCCAATCGCGAAAAGGGATGGCCCGCTAGTTCTAAGTGCTAAATATGATGATATCCAAGAAATCATCAAACAAACTGGCAAACTCCCTGTCGACATAAAGCAAGATGATGATAAACCAGATATCGATATTGATTGTCTGCCAGAAGCCAGAAACCAGATTAAAGATTATGTCGCTAGTCGATATGGCAAAAACAACGTTGCTAGTGTCGGAACATGGCAGGCATACCTATTTAAGCAAGCACTAGCGGACGCTTATACAGCGTTGGGTCTTGCTAAGCTAGAAGGCGGTGGTATGGTCACGTCGCGTAATAGGGCGATTGAATTGACCAAAAACCTCCCAGATGACGTCAACGAGATGCGTGAGGGCGGATATGGCGCGTGCAAGGGTAGAGTGAAGCAAGATGGTGTAGACAAAGAGTGTGGCTTCAAGCATAAGGGCCTCGTATGCCCGCAGTGTAGTAGCGGTGATACCGACTCGCCAACTATCGCTATGATTTTGCGCGACTATCCAGACATTGAGAAATTCATATCTGAGAACAGAGAACAACACCAAAGAGTAGTCGATACAGCTATTCGTCTTGTTGGTCGTCTCAAGCATGCCGGTAAGCATGCTGGCGGCATTATTATCTCAGACCGTGATCTGTTCGGTAATGTACCGATGCAGCTTGACTCGAAAACCGGTCAATGGGTTAGTATTTGGACGGAAGGGCGTAGCACTCAGCTATCTAAATTCGGATACCTGAAATGGGATATGCTAGGACTTAAGAATCTAGCATATATCAAGACGTGCTGCGAGATGATTAAGGAGAATCATGGCGTTTCGTTTGGCGACCAACTTCAAGGTCTTGATGAATCTGATCCAATTGATGATGTTGCTGGCTATTACTGGAAAGATGGCGAGAAGATAAAAATGTCGCTCAACGACCCAGCGGCATTAAAGCTGGCGAACGACTCGATGACCGACAGTATCTTCCAATTTGATACTGATCTCGCAAAGAGAACGCTATCGGCTGGTGTGCGTAGTTTCCACGACTTGTTGATTTTCAATGCCATGGGACACCCTGGCCCGATGCAATGCGTCAGGTCAGATTCAAATATAACTATAGACAATGGTACTAAGAAGATCTGTAATCTAGACAATAATAAAGACAAAATAGCATATTTGGCCAGCAACGGATCTATCAAGTATACTGATAAGTTTGATGTAGTAGAGTCAGGCAGGAAAAAAATTTTTAGAGTTAGGTTAAAAAACGGCAACGAGTTATTTGTTTCTGGCGATCACCGATTTTTGACTGCTCGTGGTTATGTTAAAACAAATGATCTCACAAAATTTGATAGAATCGCGAAAGCAGAAGCTATTTAATTTTATTACAAAATCTAAATCTGTCCATGGCGACGTTTACGATTATTCAAATTGCGTTTATGTTAATGCTACTACTCCTGTTGATATAATCTGTCCTTTGCATGGGCACTTTCTTCAGCTTCCTAGGAAACATGCTAGTGGACAGAAATGTCCAAGATGTAGCAGGAAGAACGCAAACAATTATAGGGTTCTGACGAAGGAGCAGTTTTTAGCAAAAGCACTACTTATACATGGTGATAAATATCAATATGTCGACTTGAATTATGAAAACGGTCATGGTAAGATATCGATAATATGCCCAGTGCACGGTAGATTTAAACAGACGATACATTCACATCTTCAAGGACACGGTTGCAAGAAATGTGCGTCGCCTGGCAAAAGGGCTGTGGTATCTGCTAAATATGATACTGATTGGTTTGTTAAAAAAGCGAATGCTGTCCATGAAAATAAATATGACTACACTGGTGTTATATATAATAAATCGTCAGACAAAATCGAAATCATATGCCCAATACATGGCAAATTCGAGCAAGTGGCGCGAGATCATTTAAATGGATTTGGATGTAAACTGTGTGGTATAGAGCATTTACGTGATATCAACGCACGCACGAAACAAGAATTCGTCGATGCAGCGCGTTTAATACATGGTGATACTTATGATTATAGCAAAGTTAGATATATCAATAAAGATATAAAGGTTACCATAATATGTTCTAAACACGGTACATTCCAACAGACTCCAGGCCATCATCTTTATGGTCAAGGATGTCCAATATGTCAAGTATCGTCTGGGCATCTTGCAGTTCACTCATATATCAAATCGCTTGGCGTCCAGACAATTAATAATGAAAGGAGCTTATTGGATGGCTTAGAAATTGATATTTTTATTCCTGAGAAATTAGTTGGTATTGAGTACAATGGGTTATTTTGGCATTCTTATAATCATTTAGAAACGAAAAACGAGATATATAAGCATTACAATAAGTTCGACATTGCTGCAAATAAAGGTGTGTTATTATTGCAGTTTTTTGAGCATGAGTGGTTATATAAACAGGAGATTGTAAAATCGATTATTAAAAACAAGCTTGGGCTATGTACAAAAATATCTGCCCGCTCCTGTAAGGTCTACAACATTCCTGCATCCGAGGCCAATGAATTTTATACAGCGAATCATCTGCAAGGTTCTAGGAATGCGTCAATCAATCTATGCTTAAAAATTGGTGATGTGATCTATTCCTGTATGTCTTTTAGTAAGCATCATACATATCAATACGAATTAATCAGATATGCGTCATTTTTAGGGCACTCGGTGCGAGGCGGTGCAAGTAGGCTATTCAAGCATTTTGTGAGAGAAGAACAGCCGAGGTCTATTATGTCGTATGCTGATAGAAGATATTCAAATGGTGGACTGTATAGAGCATTAGGATTTAGTTTGATAACGACAACCAAGCCTGGATATGGTTATGTTAAAGGCTCTAACTTTTACTCTAGGCAAGTATTTCAGAAGCACAAACAACATGATTTATTGGACATATTTAACCCTGAATTGTCTGAACCTGTAAATATGTTTAATAATGGATATAGAAGAATTTGGGATGCTGGCAATTGGAAATTTTTGTGGGTTAATTATGAAATTTGAAGAGATTGAATCTATAGAGGTTGTTGATGATAGCGATACCTTCGATATTTCGAATTATGCAGACGATACATATATGGGCGAAGGTAATTTTTTGATAGATGGAGTTGTTGTTCACAATTCTATACCTGATTATGTTAAGAATCGTGACGATAAAACGAATAGCTGGGCCAAAGGCGAGCATCCGGATATTGTCGAAATACTGAAAATGACAAGCGGTGTTATTGTTTTCCAAGAACAACTAACGTCTATTTGGCAGCGTATTGCTGGCTTCACTGGCCCTGAATCGCAAGATGCACGAAAAGCGGTTGCGAAAAAGTGGAAGGATAAACTAAAACCAGTTAGGGAACACTGGCTCGTTGGTGCTGGTAAGAAAATTGGTGACGCAAAAGCACGAGAGTATTGGGATAAGATGGAGACGTTTGGGCGATACGCTTTCAACTTATCGCACGCTATCTGTTACTGTTTATGGGCATATCGATGTCTCTGGTTTAAGGCTCACTACCCAGAAGAATGGTGGGCTAGTGTGATGGGGACGTGCGACCAGAAGGCTCTTGAACGTTATATGTCTGCAGCACGCGGTGAAGGGATTCATTTCGGTGAAATAGATATCACGAAATTGACATCACGACCAGTCGCTCACTCTGGACCAAACACAGACAATAAGAATATCGCGCTCGGTCTGACGAGCTTGAAAAAGATTGGCGAAAAAGCTGCTCTCGAATTTGTTGATGAAGTCGGGGACAATACCTATACGGACATAGACGACTTCATTGAGAAGAAGGGCAAGAGCAAGATTCTTTTTGAGCGTCTTATCAAGCTAGGAGCATTTTCAAGACTGCATCCAAATAAGCGTGCTACGTGGATGTGGTATTTGCACGCTTATGGCTCTGGAAATATCGAAGATTTTGAATTTGCTGAAGTCGATGACATAGCAAAGGCTGAAATGGCCGCGTCTAGAGTTGCCCAACTTAAAGCAAAGCCGAAGTTGAAACAATTCAGCTACCCGATGAAAATTCTCAAGGCTTACCATTTACGTAGGTTAATGGAAGATGCGAGATGGACGGAAGAGACAATCCTAGCGGAACGAGAACGCCAAATTGCAGAATTCAAACGACAATTCCCAAAGCGGAAAGTGCCGGCGAAAATGCAAAACTGGCGTCCAGTTATTAAGGCTACGCGAGCAGATATCATGGCCTTATATCCGGAAGATTACGCATTTGAGCGGATTCTGACGTTTGAAAAGGAGTTCCTTGGCTATCACTGGCATTCACCGATTGACTTATATCACGTTAGTGGAAATAATACAGTCGAGAAGTCGAAACACAACGAACGGCTTGAGGGTGTCATAGTAGAAATTATCAGAACCAAGACTAAAAAGGGTTCTGATATGATTCGTATGACAGTTTCGGACGGTCGTAAGACGTGTTTGATATTGATTTGGGAACACGATATCAAGAATCAGGACAAGTCCTTACTACGCCCTGATAAAGGTATTAGAATAAAAGTTGATTACGATAAAGACCGCAATAGCTTCGTCTTGATGAGGGGCACCGTCATGGAACCTCTCTGGACGAAAGAGGCGTGGGAAAAGCAGCAAGCCTACGCCGAATAATTTCTAGGCTACTCTAGCCGATATTTTGGGTGTTGCTATAAACCCACGAGCTGCTAGTTAAGAGACAAATTTTAGTTGTCGATTTGTGTAGTTGAGTCTCTTGACGGATATATATTATGACAGACATATTATCGGCTAATCTGGCACCGCGTTTAGCATCTGATCCAGCCCCAAGGTTAAGCGGTCCATTGGACCCCAATGGCCATAATATAGGTGGTGTTACACCTGCGGAACTTTCATGCCTAATTGGTGCAACCGGTCCATTACAAGAGCAGATCAGCAACATTATAATTGGTGCCTCTGGACTTTATGGAGCTTCTGGTGCAACCGGATTGACTGGTACAACTGGGATCGACGGAGTTATTGGTGCGACCGGCCCAACTGGTGCTACCGGTAATATTGGGGCTTCTGGGGCAGGTGGCATTGTCGGTGCCACAGGTGCGACCGGCTTTAGAGGCGCAACTGGCTTATATGGTGCATCGGGAGCTACAGGCTTGACTGGTTATACCGGTTGGTCTGGTGCTACAGGGGCAACAGGTTCTAGAGGTGCTTCCGGTATCACTGGTACTATCGGGTCTGCTGGTGCAACCGGTATCGGCGGTAGCACTGGTGCAATCGGCAGGATCGGTGCAACTGGTGTAATAGGTGCAACTGGAACTATTGGGCAAACTGGACAAACTGGTGCCACCGGTTTAACTGGCGCTAAAGGTGCTACAGGGCAAATTGGCAATACTGGAGCGACTGGTTTAACTGGCTCCACAGGAACTATCGGATTAACCGGATCGACAGGAACACCGGGACTTGTTGGCGCGACAGGAGCTAGCGGTGCAACAGGTCATATTGGTGCCACTGGCACGACAGGACAAAATGGTGTATCTGGTGCAACTGGTGCAACAGGTTTTACAGGGGCTACTGGTCTAGAAGGTGAAATCGGTGCCACTGGCTATAGAGGTCGGATGGGTGCAACAGGCACGATTGGTATATCTGGTTCTACAGGGGCGACAGGGGTTCAAGGTGCAACAGGTTTAACTGGTGCAACAGGAAGTGGGCTTACGGGGGCTACCGGTGCTACTGGGGCCAGCGGTGCTATTGGTCATACCGGAGCATCGGGACCAACAGGAACCACCGGATCTATAGGATTAACGGGTGCAACAGGGTCGACAGGTGCAACTGGGCTCACAGGTCTTTTGGGTGCTACTGGTTCTACTGGTGCGACAGGTACTACAGGCTTAACTGGTGCCACCGGTTCTACTGGTGCTACAGGCGCTACTGGTTTGACAGGTGCTTCTGGTGCAACTGGTTACAAAGGCTCTACTGGCATTACCGGGTCAACAGGTGCTACTGGCTTGACCGGTAATATTGGTTTCATTGGTGCATCAGGAGCCACTGGTGTTATCGGTTTTACGGGAGCAACTGGTGCTGCGGGCTTCACAGGCGCGACTGGTGCAACAGGGCCGTATGGCTTGTCTGGTGCTACTGGCTCAACAGGTGCAACAGGGTCGATAGGAGAGATAGGATCAACAGGAGTCATAGGTCTCACAGGTGCTACTGGCTTATCTGGCGCAACCGGCTCGGCAGGTGCTACAGGTCTTATCGGTACTGCCGGTGCAACAGGAGTAGCAGGTGCTTCTGGCATTATCGGTTTGACAGGCTCCACAGGTTCCACAGGTGCTACAGGCATCGTCGGATTAACTGGTGCTACAGGTCCAACAGGACTGACCGGTCTTGATGGTGCTACTGGTTCAACAGGTGCAACAGGTCCAGAAGGTTTACCCGGTTCTGCCGGATTAACAGGTGCTACTGGCTTAACAGGTCTATCTGGTGCTAGTGGTTCAACGGGTGCCACAGGATCAATTGGTGCCACTGGTATTTCTGGGGCCACTGGATTAGACGGTGCTTCTGGTATTGTTGGTGCCACAGGTACAGACGGATTGGTTGGTGCAACCGGTGCTTCTGGTGCAACTGGTCCTGCTGGTGAAATAGGTTCTACAGGCCCAATTGTAGTCGGAGCAACTGGTTCAACAGGTGTTATCGGCTTTACTGGTGCAACTGGGCCGCAAGGCATCATTGGAATTGATGGTGCGACTGGTCCAATTGGAGATGCTGGTGCTACAGGTGCGATCGGTATCACTGGGGCTACTGGAGCCGATGGTGCTACGGGCTTAACCGGTTCCACTGGCATCGACGGAGCTAGTGGTGCTTCCGGTGCAACGGGTGTTCAAGGTGCTTCTGGTTTCGGTGCAACCGGCATCGATGGCGCTTCTGGAGCAACTGGCTCTACCGGTAATGATGGTGCGACTGGAGCGATCGGTGCAACAGGTATTGATGGTTCTACTGGAATTCAAGGATCTTCTGGTGTCGATGGAGCTAGTGGCGCGTCGGGTGCAACAGGTACCCAAGGTGCTTCCGGATTAACTGGTGCTACCGGTATTGACGGAGCCTCTGGTGCTTCTGGTGCGACCGGTGTTCAAGGTGCTTCTGGGTTGACTGGTGCCACCGGTTTGACAGGAGCTACAGGAATCGACGGGTCTACCGGCCCGCAAGGACCGACGACAGGCATACGTTTTTGGTTTGATGCGTCTAGTGGTGAATCGTTCTCAACACCATCGACAACTGCTACATTGTCTTATGTTTCAACTACCAAAACAATCACGCGATCGTCTGGCAGCTTTATAAGCGATGGATGGCAGCCACACCAAAAAGTCACTATTTCTGGTACTGCTAGTAACAACAAAATCGTATCGTTGCAAGCCGTTGGTACTTTAACTCTAACTCTATGTCAGACCACAGATAATACACTAGTTGATGAGACTGTTTCATCAACGTTGACTGTTAAGGGTGATAAGTTAAACGATTTGCCGCCAACTGGTGTAGAACTGACATCTACGATAACTGGTGTTACTGATAACGACCCAGATGGTGTTCCTTTTAATGGGCATATAACTGATACTGTTGTTCCAGGTCAAACTAGAATACCAGCGGGTCTTTGGCAGTTTTATGGTACTTTCTGGGCTAGTAGTACGCTTTGTTATGCTAAATATCAGGTTCTTAAACGTGCGATAGATGGAACTACAATACAGCTATTTGAAACAGATTCGACAGATGCTATTACTGCTAGGAATATAGGTGACGCAACAGAATATCCAATTAATTATACTGTCACTAGCGATATCGCAATGCTCACTACTGACAGAATAATCGTGAGAGTACTTGGATTTACGACTGTTGCTACTGGTTCAAGAAACATTACTTTTGTTTATCAAGGTACTTCTAGAGCTTCATATGTCGATACAACATTTATTATAAGCGCGCCTACTGGTGCAACAGGTGCCACCGGTGTCGCTGGTGCCACTGGTCCTTCTGATGGGCCTGTAGGTGCATCAGGGGCAACTGGTCTTGATGGGGCGACAGGCTTAACAGGAGCAACGGGTACTAGTGGCGCAAGTGGCGCATCTGGTGCTACCGGAGCTGATGGTCTAATCGGCGCTACGGGTGTTGATGGTGAAACCGGCTTAACTGGTGCGACTGGTATCAGTGGATCTACTGGTATTGGTATATCAGGCGCGACAGGGCCGATAGGCACTACTGGATTGAGTGGCTCTACGGGTATTGACGGTGCTTCTGGTGCTACAGGTATTGGCGAAATAGGCTTAACTGGCGCTACCGGTCTGGCGGGTGCGACTGGAATCGATGGTGCTAGTGGGGCCAGTGGGGCAACGGGAGTCCAAGGAGCAAGCGGTATCGCCGGTGCGACTGGAATCGACGGGGCATCTGGTGCCTCTGGAGCTTCGGGTGTAATAGGTGCCACAGGTGTTGTTGGGGCGAGTGGACCAGCAGGACCAAATAAATTAGTTAATGCAATATATGTTGGTGCTAATGGTGACTACGCTACTATTAAGGATGCTGTTGATTGGTTTAATGCTAGTGCAACATCGCCAGTGGAAATATTACTAGATGGCGGACACTTCCCAGTTGCCGATACCATTACTGTCAATAACGCGACATATGATCTGCAAATTAGAGGTCTGAGCTCTGAAGTAAGCTATGTTGAAGCGGCTACCGGATTAGCTGGCAAGCCAATGTTCAATCTTAAGAGTAATTGCGACATAAATAAAATCACTGCTACTGGATCGACATTAGCAAGTTATGGTACAGCAGCAAACGAAAACTTCATCACATATGATACTACTGCAGGAATCTATTCAGAAATAACCGATTTGTTCATCGACACTTTCAAGATAGCAATAGCTGATTTGAAAGGTGTCGACTTCTATCTATTCAATTTCAACATAGTAGATTGCGGAACTGGTGTATCGATCAACAACACAACTGCAAGTATTGTGACGGTGCAAGATATTGAAGTCGGCAATCTCGATAATTGTAACGTCGGTATCAGCTTCGCACAGAACGGTGCTGGAGCCACCAGTAATTTCTACTTGGCGCATCTGATCTTCAATCAAGGAGCCAGCGACACATCTATATTATACAATGGCGCAAATTACAAAGTCGGAACTTATAACAACATATTCAATTGCACTTATGATAATGTTGGTACTTTTATTAGCGGCTTTGATTTCAGTTTGCCTTCTGGTAGGGATGCTGATATAGAAATAATAGGCAATGTCGGAGAGCCAGACAATACGCCATATGCTAAATTGAACATAACTGATAATGCCGCTACGACGACATGCACATCCGCAAGAACATATTATAAAGTTAATGGCTTGAATAGTAAAGTGTATATAAATTTCGATATTGCTGCTACAAGTGGTAGTTATTATATTACTATAGGAGATCAGACTACTGGGGCTATTAGTTATGATGCTCCTGACTGGTCAATTAAGTCTGCTGTGGAGGCTTTATCTAATGTTACTACATGTACTGTCGTGGTGCTTGTTGCTTCGAAAGAGCTTACCATCGAATTCATAACGGACGGGGAAGGGTGGGAAGTTATATCAGTTAATGCTTCTGGTTTGGGGACGACTACTTCGGTTGAAGTCATACCAAATCATCGTGAGGGCAAGGTTGGTATCACTAATAACAAGATGACTTTCTTGAGTAACCACCCCAAGAATGGTATGTACTGGATTACTGGTAATTTATCAGTTAATCAGAGCAATAGGACTATAAATATCGGTATCAAGAAAAATGGTATTGGTAGCGTCATGGCCCCATTTACTGTTAGAACAGCGACATCTGGCCAGCCGTATCCCTTTGCTCTAACGATATATGCTGGAGAAGTAATAAAGAATGATTATTGTGAGTTATTTCTTTCTAGTTTGAACGCTAATGACGTTGTTACTGTAAGCGATATTTATTGTATGATGTCCTCTCACTAGCCAAACATAATAGGGATGCGATGATGGTATCTAGCTATCGCAATACGCCAATTGGTATATTATGAAATTCAAAGAACTTAGAGTTGTTCAGCTCACAAGCCCACCGGAATTAGGGACTAATCCGCCGGAGAATACTGTTTATGAATGGTTTACGGACGTTTCAACCGATATGCAGACATTGCATTATCGATATCAAGATGGATCAGAAAGATCTGCTGTTAGTAGTGGTAGTGGCGTTATTGGAGCGACCGGTCCTTTAGGACGTACTGGTGCAACAGGTGTCGTTGGTGCTTCTGGTGTCGCTGGTGCTTCTGGCTCTGGTGCGACCGGGGCTTCTGGCGCTTCTGGTGCTACCGGTCCTTTAGGACATACAGGTGCAACAGGATCTGGTGTCCAAGGTGCTTCTGGTGCTACTGGTCCTGGTGGTGGCGACCCAGGCGCTACTGGTTCTACTGGCCCAAGAGGCGCAACCGGTATCGGTCTTGTTGGATCGACCGGTAGCGGCGACCCAGGTGCTACTGGTTCTACTGGCCCAAGAGGCGCAACCGGTATCGGTGCTTCTGGTGCGACTGGTTTTAGAGGTGCTTCCGGTGCTACGGGGCCTTTAGGAGGGCCTATTGGTGCTTCTGGTGCGACTGGGACTTTCGGCCCCCCAGGTGCAACGGGACCAAGCGGAGGACTTACGGGAGCCACAGGTGCGACTGGTATATCTGGTGCGACTGGTTTGGTCGGTTTAATTGGTGCGACCGGTCTGAGAGGTGCTTCTGGTGCTGGAATAGTTGGTGCCACAGGTTTAATAGGTGCAACTGGTCCTATTAGTGCTAGTTCCGCATTGGGCGAGAACGTAATCATAAATGGTGGATTTGATTTCTTCCAGCGTAATACCAATGGCTCGTCTTGGACACCTTTATCGTCTGCAGATGATACTTATTGCTTTGATCGCTGGATAGCACTCACACAATCAAGTACGGTTCTGACATCACGGATTGCGCCGGCGACTGGTGTAGCAGCTCCACCCGGACCGTTTTGTGGGCTGATGCAGCAAAGTGCAGCTCAACGTATAGGTTTGTTACAGATTGTTGAAGGAACTAACTCTTTCCCACTTCGAGGACAGTCTGTTACGCTACAGGCGGCGGCGACGTCTGATGCGAATGTGACTCCATTCAATTTACGCTTTGCGATTTTGGAATGGACTGGTGTAGCCGACACTGTGACCAGCGATGTTGTTAAAAACTGGGCCAGCACTACTTATACACCGAATAATTTCTTTCTCAGTTCTGGGATAGTTGTTGCTGGTATTGGATCTGTATCATTAACTAGTGGTGTACGTACCTCTATTACCCTGACTACTACTGTAAGCAGTTCGTGCAACAATTTAATTGTCTTCTTCTGGACAGATACAACACAAATAGGTACAAAGTTGATGTTGTTTGATGTTGACTGCCATACTGGTGGAACTCGCGTATGGAGTCAACGGCCTATAGCCCAAGAACTAGTTTTATGTCAACGGTATTATGAAAAGAGTTATCTTATTGATGTAAAACCAGGGACGGTAACAGCAGTAAGTATATGCCAGGGATGGGTGAACCCAAATAGTTATGGTTGGTTTAAAGTACCGCAAATACACAACTATTTGGTTTTTAAGCGTATAGCGATAGCACCGATATTTTATTCACCATATACGGGAGTTGCGGCAAAGGTTGGTGAGTATAGTGCTGGTTCTGTCTACGTGGCAGATCGCAATGCTGGAGCTGCAAGTATAGGTAATAATTCATATGGTGTGTCGTGGAATGGATCTGGTACCGAATGGACTGGCAACAATTATATATGGCACCATTGGACAGTCGATGCAGAATTATAGAGTTTAGTGAAGGATCGATATGAAATTCAAAGAGTTTAGGACAATTCAGCTTACAAGCCCACCTGATTTCGGCGACAATCCGCCAGAGAATATAATATATCAATGGTACACTGAAGCCAGTAATACCACTGTTATGATTACTAATCGATATCCAGATGGAAGTGAGAAGACTATATCAGGTGGCTCTGGTCATATTGGTGCAACTGGTAGTACGGGGCCGGTTGGTGCAACCGGACCGTTAGGTGGTCCCACTGGTGCCACTGGTACTAAAGGTGCCACTGGTATACAGGGGCCGACTGGAGGTTCTTCTGGTCCGACTGGTGCTACTGGCCCAAGAGGCGCGTCGGGAGCAACCGGCCCAACTGGTGGATTAACTGGTGCAACTGGTGCAACTGGTGTCATAGGTGTTGCAGGTGCTTCTGGGATCAGAGGTGCTTCTGGTGCGGTCGGTTCTGCTGGGCTAGTCGGTGCTACGGGTATTAGAGGTGCTTCTGGAGTTAGTGTAACTGGACCTGTTGGTGCGACTGGATTAGCAGGGCTTGATGGTGGTTTACTGGGTGAGAACGTAATCATAAATGGCGGATTTGATTTCTTCCAGCGTAATACCAATGGCTCATCTTGGACACCTTTATCATCTGCAGATGATACTTATTGCTTTGATCGCTGGATAGCACTCACACAATCAAGTGCGGTTGATACTTTTCGCTGGAATTCGGTTACTGGTACAATGGCACAACCAGGGCCATTTGGTGGTTTGATGGCGCAGAGCAATGCAATAGCACAAAGGATGGGCTTGTTGCAGGTCGTTGAAGGTTTTAATTCTTTTCAATTACGTGGTAAAAATGTGACATTACAAGCAAGAGTAGCCAATACATCAGGATCGACGAACTTACGTTATGCCGTACTTGAATGGATTGGTGTAGCGGATACAGTAACAAGCGATATCGTAAGAGATTGGACAAGTACGTCATATACAGCAAATAACTTCTTTCTCAGTAGCGGTTTGGTTGTTGCAGCTCTCGGCCATGTGTCTGGCTCTGCTTGGCAAGACATTATGTTGAGCGCTACTATAAGCGCTGCTTGTAATAATTTAATGGTATTTTTCTGGACTGAATCACCAGCAGCACAAAATGGTATCATGTCTATTGCGCAGGTCGATTGTCATTTGGGTGGTTCGCGTCTTTGGAGCCCAAGACCTGTAGCACAAGAATTGCAACTATGTCAGCGATATTATGAAAAGAGTTATGATTTAGATGTAAAGCCGGCATCAATTGCAGACGGAGGCAGATGTTTTAGCGAAATCTCGACATCCTATCGTCTTTATACTTCTTCGATAAGCTATAAAGCAGCAAAGCGAATAGTGACCACCATAACCGCCTATTCAGCGTATAATGGTGCCGTTGGCTACTGTGCCGAATATAGTGCTGGGCCGGTGTTTGTGCATAATCGTGCTATTGCTGCATCTACGTCAGGACAGGGAGCTGCGCAGCTAGCTGGTACCAACGGTGACTTAACTGTTGGCAATTACGTAAGGTTCCATTGGTCGGTCGACGCGGAATTATAGCTGACACAAAAGAATGATTTAATGAGTAGCAGAGGCTGAACTATGACGCTAATATCTATAAACCTTGGAGTTACTGGCTTAACCAATATCAAGGCATTGCCGTTTAGTGCTGACTTTTCACAAGTTTGGGATGGTGATCAGCTAACGGCAATAGACACAGCCGTACCTGCTTTCATTGATATGTCAGAGCTCGTTGTTGGTGGAATTGGTGCTGGAACATATAAAGCAGATCTACCAACATCATTAGATATCATAAACGACAACGACGGATTGTGGATCTCTATTTATGATGCCGGTTCGCCACCATCTGTCAGCGACTCTCTATATGGATATGTGCCACCGTCCTGTAAATCGGCGCTTATTAATGCTGTTGTCGATGCAATCTCCAAGCTCGAAATAACCATCGACCCGGCTGATTTGCAGAGAGCCTTGAAGGGCACAGTAATTAAACCAACTCAAATAGTTCTAGGTCCGTGTCAACGACCACCATGCTCGACTTAAGTTGTCAGTGCGTTTTTTCTACGCAATAGCTTAACTAGACAGCTACCAAGATCCATGAAATAATCGTGCTCTGCCATAGCGCCGATGCATTCAATGCCGAGTTTGTCGAATTGGGCAAGATCAGGTTTTTGACCTTTTGGTATCGCTTCAGCAATTGTAGTGCCGTCGATTAGGTCGAATTGCTGAATAAACTGCATGAAATATGGGCCTGGAACCGGTATGTCGCGCGAAAAATAAAACAGATAACGATTTTCGGCGATATTACTCACTTTGAAAAAGTCAATCGTATCATCAACAACCAGAACTTGATTGGCTCCTTCGAAATTTAGCCCGTTTGTCTCGACGTGATAATACCAAACTTGTGCTGTCGGTAGTTGAATGCGTGGTAATCGTGTAAGTGCGAAGAGTCTGTCGAGTTGGATGGTGCTAATCATATGGTCGAATTCGATCCTTCGACCGCCCCAAATCATGTAATGGTCGCCGATCTCCGAGACTTGCCCTCTGTTGCTGTCATCAACTAACCTCTGGCTATGCTTCTGTTGTAGCTGATTATAAAGCTGGTTGACCTTAATGTTATATATAAAATGGTTGCCTCTAGATTTGATACATGGCAGAGCTTGTGGTGGTACTTGCGATCCGAATACCTTATTTAACCAAGCATTTATTACGAGATCGTCCGGTTGTAATAGACTTCCACCGAGAGAATAAGCTGTTTTGTAGATGAATGATATCTTGCCACCGAAATGAGCTATCAGATCGTCTATTCTTTCATCTCTGATGATGAAATTGTCGGCTAACGCCGGTCGAAAGCTATAGAAACGGGAACGCGAGAATGGCACTACTAACCATTGGTCGCCGAGGATCTCTTTAGCAAGCAATCCTACTATTCCGCTCCCAAGTATCACTCCTTGCATTTCGCTCTCGACATCTTTTGGGCGACAGTGAGTGAATCGTCGTCTGGTATATTATTCACCGATGTCACAGTTTCATCTAGTTCGCAGCGAGTCAACTGGTTACTGCTGAACGGATTGACAAATGGATCGATAAAAGGCGGCGGTGGAGCTTTTGTTTCAGGCTTTCCAACACCGCATTCTGGGCATGCTACGAATTTATATCCATACTGCTCTAGTATTTCGCTCGAATAGACATAGAATCCAGCGCAGCAAAACGGGCACATAGCTGATAATCTAGACGGTAAATCGAATTCAAATTCGAAAGGTCTAGCCTGTGTTTGAGCAGCTTTGTTTGGGTGATCCGATGGAGTAGCAACCATCAGCGTGACGAGCTGGTACTGTTCTGGGTGAGTATTTGGTAGCAGCGTTATTTTGTTGTTATCGCTTGCGAGGACCATTCTTGACTTCCTTTGTTTTGAGCTTCAACAGCTTTGGCTTTTAGTTTATCGAAAGCCTCTTTAGATACCCACAATTCTACATACCTATCATCCACGACATTAACCGATGGTTTCATATTGATGTCGACTGACACAGACGACACGCAGATATAGTAACATATAAAAGTTCCATTCATACGGACGCCAGTAAGATCGCAAGTTATACCCTGAGGGCATTTCTTATTATCGATTATCCTGGATGGCTTGTAGCATTTGATAACGATTGCCTTCATCTCATCCATACATCGCTGGCAAATGTCGAAAGAATGAGACGGATCAGTTGTTTTTGATAGTACTATTGAGTTGTTCGTGACAACGGCCTCTTTAGCGTCGAACGAGAAGTAATCGAACTTCCCAATGACATTAAGACCACATCTATCACAAATAACTCCATGTTTATCCTTGGTCAGCATGATGCGTCCTGTAATTATTGTTAGTATTATTTACCTATGGATCTTCAAGAATTTGATTGGCAAGGCGGGCCGAACTATCCGTTTGTGCCGCGAGAAATAATTTCTAGCTGGGACGTAGCAGCCATGGGATTACAAGAGACACCGTTTGATCGTAAGCTGCGAATGCTGAAGCAGTTGAGTAATACATGCCATGCTTGTACTATGTGTGAACTTGGGCGCAAAGAGCCAGAAAGAAATGGCACTGTGAGAGATCCACATGTACTCAGCAATATGAACCCGACGTCAACGAGGGTGGTTGTAGTCGGACAAAACCCTGGATGGGAAGAAATAACCAAAGGA